GTTGGCCCTTATTTACTTGACAAAGTCAAAAACACTCTCTCTCAATTGTAAAAGGTTATACCTATTGCATCTCTTGTTATAGCCGCCGTTTTTAATCATGGCGGTCTTTTCAAGACTTAGAAGTGATGCGATAATGATCTCGCGAAATCTTGTGAGCAATGTTGGTATTGACCAATTTGCTCTTGTGGTTTCGTCAAAATATGCAAAACTCGGTTGGGTTTCCAAAACCGCTTTGTTCTTTGCAGCTCAAGAAATCTTGAAGATGCTGCTTGGACAAGTGATGGTCAAGAATCGTAATGCCAATGTATTTAAGAGCATAATGCTCACAATGTTGTTCATTACGAAGAAAGCCGCCATGCCGATCGCCTGGGTGATGGATTCAACAGCGACATCCATTGCCGGAATGTTTTCTTGGGTTTCAAGGCCTTCTTTGGTCTTGGGCCCGGAGTTGATCTGCAGTTTGGAAGGAGAACCCGGAAAGATTGTGCGACACAAAGGACAATGGTGGCTTATCGAAGGAGACGGTTACTATACTCGTGTTACACTTTCAGGAGGAAAATTCAACCGAGCAATAGGAGAAGAAAACGGATTCATCAACGATCAAGACGTGATCATGACCCATGAAACTGTTTCCCATTTTCTTGCACCAAATAGTCCAGGAGAATGCGCTTTAGCAGGCGTTACTTCACAAGGTATTCCATCAGCAATGGCAAAAGGATCTTGTTTGGTGTTCGTTAAGAATGACAGAGGAGAATTAGTGCATTGGAGTTCTTGCACTGTTCTGGAGGATTGTCTGTGTCTATGCAGGCATGGGTTGGATTCGCGAGAAGAGAAGAAAATCTATCTCCAAAGTAAATATGCCCAGAATGGAAAGAAGAAATTTGTTGAAATTCCATTCGAACGCTTGAAGTTTTTAGATGATAAAATCAAAGAGCATACAGAAACAATTTGGTCTGATGATGAGTTTTGTTGCTCAGCGTTTGATTTCGCTGCTGGGGTGTTGCTTCCTGATGAGCTATCCATGTTGGGAATTAGCTCTTGGAAGATTGACAAAAACATACAGCGATCATATGCTGGAAAAGCATGCAAGCTCACTTACGCGCTTGACGAGTTCAATGTGCATACTTTTACAGGAAATGTTCCACAAAAGGACGCCTTTGCTCATGAGTTGGGTATTGGTCTTGCCAGAGTTCATTCCGTCACTGGTGCGAGCTCTTCTCCACTTACTGTGGTGGACGAGCAGTTGAAACTCGGAGGGATGTGGCTAGGTAAGCCGACCCGCTCTTTGGAGCATCATCAAGGCAAGTACAATGCTTTCATGACCGTAGACTGTATGGTCGGGAATCTTAGAACACTTGGTTTATTTAAGTGTCCTTTGGCCGAGAAAATCAAAAACATTTGCGACAATTACGGCGCACAGCTCATGAATTTAAAGTTCCCCGGAGAGACTTCTGATGTGTCTCAGTCAGACGATGGCAGAGATCCTGATGAATATTTCGGTGCGACAAAGAAAGAGAGGCGTGACATGAGAAATGCTCAAAAAGATTCACAAAGCCGTGAGGACCAACGCAAAATCGAAAGGGAAGAACAGGATAAAATCAATCAAAATCTCCATGGTGAGTCAAAAATTGAAGATCAGAAGATTGAGAATGTTGATCCTGTCAGGGCTGAAGTTGAAGAGTTGAAGCAACTGGTTGCAGTTCTTATCAACAAGGTCCAGCCAACTCCTCCAGGACTTAGATCCCCCGAAGAAGAAGAGGTTGTTGTGCAAAAGATTCCCGAAGAAGAAAAGAAAATTGTTCCAGAAGTATTTTCTAAAGGAAAAGAATGTGGACATGCCAAGTCAGCCACCGTATCTACAGGTAATATAGGCCCTGTTATGTCTGAAAACAAGAAAGCCGCCATGGCTAGATTAGCTATGGAAATCGCTGCTGATAACGAAGCCACATACATTCAAGCTAAATGCTTGTTATGGAAGAATGCGATGTTAACAGGTGAGGCGGACGAAGCTTTACAAGACATTCAGGATTGGGTCAAGTCCACTGTTGACGATGGTGTCAACGGAGACGGTGCCAAGGCATGCAAGCAGAGGATACACCTTCTTATGAACGCTCCTTGCAACGTTTTGATGAAGGAGTACATCAAGAAAACAGAACCCATTTGGGGAGACAATGTTCAAGATGGTGTGATTGTTGAAGGTAGAAATACGATTATTGATATCGATGGAGATCCATATTTCGAGTTTGTTGGCACAACAGCTCAGGGGTTTTCCAAGAAACCTAAGACCAGAACTGCAGACTCTGATCTGCAGGCTGACTTCAGAAGGTTAGCAGAGCTTTACCATGCCGATGGAAGCCACGGTTGTACTAAAGGCCGGTATCAAGTTCCCCTAAATACTAAAGCAAACATTGAAGCTTCCATGAGAGCTCAGGCAGCTATGACATCTGCCAATCGACCTTGGATCTTTGTAAACAAATCCACTTTTGTTGAAGAACCATGGATCAT